ATTACCTTTTGAGACTTACCTGACTTTAATGGCATTGTGTATCCTTAAAAAGATAAAGCCCAGTAGAGAGAGACTGGGCTTCGGGAGATGAATAGAAGGGTATTTTGAACGTACCTTCCCACCCATAATTATACTCTTTTTTAGAAATTAATCAAGTCTTCTACCAACAATAGTTAATAAATTATCAATAGCGTGCTGATATTTTAACTCAACGTACATCGGTGGCTTGGTTTTAAGATGAAAATGATAAACTGCTTTTACCTGCTCTGGGTCTAGCGAATGGATAACAGCGTTTAATACTTCTACCTTTTTCATCTCTCCTGCGTGAAACATTTGCTCAAAAGCATCGTTAGTAGATTCCCCGCCAGTTGCTAAAAATGCAGCTTTTTTAGGATAACCCAACTCTGCTATCTCTGCCTTATCACTTCGCATATAGCGTACCCACAACTCTAATAAATGTTTTAGCTCGTCTAATTGCATAGCGCTACCAATCTAAATTATCGTAATGACTTCCGTTGTAAGTAACATGACCACCATATCCTGCACTTTTACTTGTGCCTTGTTCTGCTTTTCTAGTCTGTCTGCCTTTTATCTTGAATTGCTTTTCTACATCAGTTGGGCTTGGATATAGTAATGTAGCTAGTAAGCAATCGTTTTGTGTTCTATATAAATAATATCCATTACGTCTTAACTTGGTATTAGTTATTAGATTATTTTCTCTCATGGTCTTCATAAGATTGGTTAAAGATTGCTCTTTGATTTGTAATTCACTACACATCTCTTTGATGGTCATTGATGTTCCATCTAATAGTTTTAATACCATTTCAACTACATCTTGTCTTTGGTACTGCTTTCCATTTACATCATAGAAGTAAACTTTATAATCATATTTACTTTTTAAGATAGGTCTTCCACTTTCACTTGCCATCTATTATTCTCCTTATAAAATCCCCATAGCTCGATACGAATACCGGCTTCCCTAACCTTACCTACATTCTCATGCTCGGTAATCTTTTTACGTCTACTAGACATATTACTTTTAGATGTAACTTGCACTAACAATACTTCATCTCTACGTATCGCAATAAAGTCTGCAAATCCAAAGCCATCATGCTTTCGTCTACTAAACGCACACCATCGCTCCATCAGTTCGATAGTGTAACCTAATTCACTTAGTCTTTTTCTGGTCTGCTGATTTAGGTTTGTCTTCATTTTTCTTTCCAAATATTTTATCCCAATTATCCTCGAACTGCTTACGATTAGGAATTGGTCTTGGTGAACTGCCCTTGCCCATTATACCTCCATGTTTTTAAATATATGTTTAATAACTTCTACTGTCCAACCATTACCTAACATCTTATATCTTTGTGCATCTGTTACATTGTTACTATAATTGTCAGGAATGTTTTGTAGTCTTTCACATTCAACTGGAGTAAGTTTTCTAATCTTATAATTATTTAGAATAATATTTGGTATTTTATATAAACCAGTTTTTGCTCCCCATCCTCCACCTAATGCAGACAATGCAACAGACTTTCCAAATGTTGAGTATACCCTTTGTCCCTGTCCTTCATTCATGTAACCACCAAGTCTTTTTGTTGTTTTAGAATATTCTTCATCATCTAATTTAATATGTGCTTCATAATTATTCGGAATGTAATATTTATCATCAACATCTTTTTCTAATACATCCTTCAACACAATCCATTTATCTTTAGGTTGATTAACATTAGGTATATTAGTCCAATACAATCGGACACGATTCTGTGCTGAGACTAATGCACTGTTAATCATAATTGGTTCTACACCCAAATGCTCAGTAATAATGTCCTGGTATTCTTTTTTCATCCTGACATTCTCTAAAAGAAAGTATTTAGGATTACATTCTTTTAACAATCTGACAAACTCAAAGAATAATGCAGAGCGTGGGTCATCAAAGTTTAATTGTTTACCGGCAAAACTAAACCCTTGACATGGGCTACCACCCATTAATAAATCTATCTGTGGTAAATTCAATCTTTTATCTTTTGCATATATTGAAGTCACATTACCTAGATGTATTGTGTTTGGGTAATTCTTTTTAGCAATCTCGATAGCGTATTTATCTATCTCAGCAGCATAATAGTTATCTACCTTAATGCCTAATTGGTCTAATGCAATCTGGCCGCATGACATTCCATCAAATAAACTTAATACATTCATTTTATCTCTTTCTTAACCAAGTCTTTTGGTAAGTTAATATAATCCTCAAACAAACAAGTCGTATAAGGTGCATCTTTGTAATGTTCTTTAACATAGTCATTAGCTACTGCACAACTTGTAAAATGTCCTATATATTGTGGACTATCCATTTGCATATAAACTACAAGTACATATTCAAACACCGATACGTTCCTTTGCTATATTAAAATATTCTTCATCTAATTCTATGCCTATAAAATTACGATTGAGGTTTTTACAAGCAACTCCAGTTGTTCCTGAACCCATGAATGGGTCTAATATAATATTATTTTCATATGAAAAATTATTAATAGCTTGTTCTGCTAATTCTAATGGAAAAACTGCAGCATGACCTTTAATTTTGCTTCTTTCTCTTGGTATTCTCCATATATCACTTAATTCTCCACGATTAAAATTATATGTAGAAAAACATCTTCCAGCTTTTGCATTTGATTCAAACATGATAACTAATTCTGTTGCTTTGTTTAATACTCCAGCGTGCATAGCAGGTTGACCATGTCCCTTATCCCAAATAATTATATCTTTAATGCTAGTATTAAAATCTCCAATAAGTTTAAATAATGCTTCTTTGCTACCAGTAACTATTTGAACATTGTAGAATACAACTTTAGATAATCGTAACATTTGATTAATTACATCTTTGTGAAAATTGTAATAATCATTTATGCTTAAAGCGTCATGAAAATTTTTATACTTTTTACTAAAATGCTCTGATGTTTCTCTAGTAGTATATTTACCATTTCTAACTCTTGTTCTCATATTGTATGGAGGTGATGTAACAATTAAATCTACACTATCATCAGACATAGATTTCATTACTTCTAAACAATCTCCATGATGTAATTCAATCATATTCTCTCCTTTATCCAATCTAACAGTTCGTATTCTGTGCCATACTTTTCTATCCAGGTCTGCTTTCCTGAATGAAACCCATCATTTCCTTGGTGATGCTCATGGCAAAGTGGTAGACAATTATCCCAACTGTTACGTTGACCTTTACCTAATCCTTCTCGGATATGGTGTATGCAAGGTGGAGTGTTGGCATCATAGTATTTACGGCAGACTACGCAACCAAACTCCACTAGCTTTTCAATCCACTCACGTTCCTGTTTTTTCAACCTGTATTCCTAACGACCTAGACCAGTTAATAATTTTATCCAAGTAATCATTAAACTCTGATTTAGTTAATGTAGCCGTAGATAACAATCTACCATCATCATCTTTTAAGTCAAACTTCATACGTAAAATGTCATGTAATTCTTCTGCCGTGTAACCTGTAGTATCAGATAATCCTTTATAAATGACACCCCATAATAAACTATTTTGGTCATGGCTTCTAGCACCTTCTTTATCCATAATAATTATATCATACACTCCTTCGTCTAAAGATGTCACCATAGCTAATGCTACTTCAACATAGTTACCACCGCTAGTCACGTGCAATGTTTTTTTTAGCTTCATACTCCACCTCCATATTAATTCCATTTTTCACAAACTTTATGATTGCGCCCTCTTTGTTTTTAATGCGATACGACTTTACATCAAACTCTTTTATCATCTTTTCTACAAACTTGTTTAAATCCATTATGGTCTCTCCTTGTAAGTTAAACTCTTTTCATCAAACCACAAACCAAATGTTCCTTCAAATGTATGGTTACGTTGTTTCTGTACACTAAAGTAAGCACTAGGTTCGTTCTCTCTATCAGGTGGACAATTACCTGAAAACTTTAAATCCTCTATTTCACGATTGCGCCAACACAATAAAACATTGTCAGCAAGGTTTCTAATATGACTACTACCTAAAATGTTTGTAGCATCTGGCTTTTGATACTCATCTGACATCTTACGAGTATGGCATATTAAAAATACATGGATATTTAAATCACGACAAAAGGTTGCTAGTTTGTCTACAAATCTTTTTTGTCCATTGTAATCGTCTTCAGAAATGTTACCTATTTTCATTAAGGAGTCAATACAAAAGACGTTAATATCTAATATCTCTCGACCATAAAGTAATGTAGCAAACATATCATCTTCCGTAGTAACACCTTGTTGGTCGTATATGTATAGCTTTTCGTTATAGTCTTTACAGAATTGCCTTATGTAATCTTGTGTAGGTTGATTGCTGCCTAGTCGTTGGGTAATCATTCTATCCAATGTTAATACCGGCTTCATCTCCATAGACGCTATTAAGACTTTAGTGTAGTGCATCAAGTATAAAAATATTTGTGATAGCATCATCGACTTACCATGACCAGATACACCTTGCAATATTGTAAGCTCACCCATTCTGATTGCAAAATGTCCATCGGTCTTTGCCCAGGGTAAACTATAACCTGCACCTTTTTCTGATGCGTAATATTTTTGCAGTTGGTCGTAATAACCTTGTGCTGATTTAATCTTAAAGTCTTCAGGAATAATCTTACCTGTAGCTTCATCAACTTGTTCTTTGGTTACAATTAATTGTTCTAATACTTCACCAGCTGTCATCTCACTCATAACACTCTCCCTTTCATTACAGGTTTAACAACTCCATCTTCCCACCTACGTTGATTAATTATAACTTCAGGTGATGGATTAAATCCTTCTTTCCATTCCTTAGTCATATTCATTTGTTTTAACCATGTCAGTATATTATCAGCTTCAGTATCTAGGTTATGACTTTTCCATTTCTCTATACAACCTTTTCTGTTGACTCTACGTTTAGGTAATAATGTATTCCAGAACTCATCAAAACGAATATATGTTCTACTCTTCTCTTCTCTACTCTTCTCTAGGGAAACATTTTGTTCACAAGATGTTATCAAGTTGTTATCATCTTGTAAC